AGAATTATCGGATCACTTGTCGATGTAAACGATGACGAGATGTTGTCGTGGTATTTCCACATCATTGTAGACCCACGCACCTATGCGGATTTCCGGAAAAAGAAGATCTCATATCTTGAAGTCATGAGAGAGTCTAATCCCATCTACATTGTGGAAAGACGGTTTGACGGTACGATCTCTAAGGTATGTTTCTTGTCGTTTGATGCGATACCTGAAAACCATCGTCCTATGAAAGATTCATACTGCCCCGAACTATCAGGCAAGTCCACGCTGTCGTATACCATAAGGCTCCGCGGCCTTACTGCTGATACGAATTCCGCCTTTCCCAAGGATATAGCCGCAATGCAAACGGCCTTCGCTGAACAACTGGAATCCAACATATCAATGCTCAAAGATATTGTTCACGGCGCGCCGACCGTAACGCAAAGGGCCTATTCTCCCGGCAGTTTTCAGCTGAACTTCGACATTCAGGTCAAGCTTGAAGACACTATGTTCATGAAGACCGAACCGATAGCCAAATACATCAACGAATTCATAGCCTACTGCGCCGATCATCTTCCCGTAGAAGCTGACAAGATATATGAACCGGAGCCAGAGAAACTTCCTTTCTTCTCCCATCTCGTTCAGGCATATGAGCAGCTTTACAACAAGTCATGCGTCAAACTCCCCGATAGGTACACGGAAAAAGTAAGGGATGAGGTTAAGAAGGCGTCTGAAAGCATAGCTGAAATGACGGAGATGCTGGGCGAACACTTCACTGGAATAGAAATAGTTAATGAGGGCGATACATCTCAGCCTATCGCCTTTATGGACACTGATTTTAAGAATACCATCGAGTCTGTTATTTCTACCATTCAAGGAAAGACTCAACGAGTAGAAGAGGATCCGAATCCCAAGGAGTATGAAATATGGGTGTATCACCTGAATAGGGAATCGCGAACAGGCAATGCAATCATCATCAGCGATGACCAGGAACGAAAGATGTCAAAACCCAAGATAACAATACTAGGGGAAGAACCCTTAGAGAGCACGAAGTATACGGAAAGCCTTCACCGGGACAGACCTATCAAGGTCAAGGCAAAAGCAAAGAAGGTAGACGGCAAAGTCAAGCACCTCGATATAGAATTCGAAGAAAAGTAACTCTGGGGGTAAAGGGGACATCTTAAAAAGTAAATAACCTGCTCCTTGCCCTTTCTCAAGTAGCTCGTACTCCCCATTCCTGCACGCATTGCCAATTGTAACACTCGCCATCGGCCGGCTCGGTCGAGCAAAATCTAGTGCCCTTCAGGAAGCAAGAACCGGGTGAACCAATATTCTGTTGTAAATTGGGGTGTTATCAGGGTCAGGAGAATGAAGAGGGCCAGCAAAAGGGCCGGATATTGGGGTGGCAGACGCGGGATTGAAAATAGTGAAACGATCTGCCAGCGCATTTCACGAAATTGTGCTAAATGGTATCAGATGAGGTGAGTGGCCATGGCCAAGAACGCGCAGGGAAGATTCACCAAGGTGTCGGCTGAAGACGCGCGAGACTTTAAGGATTTGCCCATAGAGGGCGAAAAAACGGCAGCCCCTCGACGGGACGTGCGCGGCGAGGATGTCATCAAGACGCTGCGGAAGAAAGGGGTGAAGATATGAAGACCGGGACCAAAAACCTCCGCTTTACCGGGTTCAAGGTCTCCCAGACTACCCCCACCGGCGAGCAGCTCGCAAAGATCAACCTGCTTACGCGCCGCCCCTTCGCGGCAGACGAGCTGTATGTGGGTCAGATTCGTCTCGCCCACAACGCGATAGACCGGGACGGCGAGCGGTTCTCTGAGGCGATCCTCGAGGATTTCGCGGCGACGGCCGTCAGGAAGACGCTCCTGACAGACCACGACAAATACGACAGCGCCCGGAGCGCCATCGGGAAGTTTTTTGATGTCGAAGTCGAAAAAATCTCACCCGACGCAGCCACGCAGCAGACCGGAGAATCCTTCAAGCTCCCCGCCGGCGTCAACGAGGTCATGTTCGTCAGCCCGTGGTTCTACATCCCCAGGAACGGGATCGACAAGCAGCAGATCGTGAAGATCGATGCAGGGGTCTTTGATTTCGCCAGCATCGGCTTTCGCGCAGAGGCGCTCGTACCCGTGTCCGACGAAAAGGGCGCCCTTCTCTACTGCGAGTACCGGGGCAGGGGAGAGACGACCGAAGGATCTCTCGTGTACCTGGGCGCGCAGCAAGGGGCATCGGTCAAGTGGAGCGAGAAAAGAGCCGTCGCATTTCACGCCACGCCTATGGCCGACGCGAGGACGACATGGGACGGCGCGGCCTCCCGGGCAGCGGTCGCGAAATGGGCCTCGTCGGACGGCTCCGGAGACAAGGATAAGATCGACTGGACGAAGTATGCAAAGGCTTTTGCCTGGTTCGACGATCAGAACCCGCACGCCTTCGGCTCTTACAAACTTCCGCATCACGACGTCGTCAGCGGGGAACTCAGGGTCGTCTGGAACGGCGTCCACGGCGCCATGGCCGCGCTCCACGGCGGCAGGGGCGGCACGGACATTCCGGCAGCCGACCATGACGCTGTTTACAATCACCTCGCAAAAGAATACGGGCTTTTCAAACAGACCCCTCCGCCGAAGGGACTCGACTTTGAGGATTGGGGGGTAGAATACCAAAATCCCAATGAAGGAGGGACTATGAAGAACCTGGTGACGAAGCTTAACAGGACTTTCGGCAGGAGTTTCACCGAGGACGAGGAGAAGCTCCACGACGAAATAAAGGCCCTCGTCGATGCGAAGGACACCGAGATCGGCTTGCATAAGGCAAAGATCACGGAGCTTGAAGTAAAAGCGGCCATAGACGCGCCTCTCGCTGCAGAAGGCAAAGCGTACCGGGAGGGGCTGGTCACCAGCTATACGACCCTGAAGGCGAAGCTCGGCGAGTGCGCTGAAACTCCGGAGGCCCAGAAAGCATTAAAAGACGTGGCCGCCGGGTACCCGGTTGATTTCCTGAAGACCGAGATCGGGCATCTTCAGACCCGCGTGAAAGAGAAGTTCCCGAACGAGAAGCCGCAGCTCAACGGGGATATGCGGCAGGATAAGACGAAGGATGGCGGCGAGAAGAGCCTGGACGAGGACAATCCGCTTATTCCGAAGGCCGCAGCGTAAACCTGCCGGCTAAAAAAGGAGGGCCTGAATATGTCTCTTGCTGTGATAATGGATGAAATGCGAAACGTGAGAACCTTGAGCCTCGCCTACGGATCAGCCGTGGTCGCCAATCAGATCGTTCTCCAGAACAACATCGTCCTCGTGGCCATTGTCAAAACCCGGGAGGCGGATGAGGAGATCGGATACGCCTATTATGGAAAGATGCAGTTTCCGAAGGCGACCGGCGTTTCTTTCGCGCCTGGCGACGATTGCTATTGGGACAATTCGGCTGAAAACATCACCACGACGGCTGGCGGCAATACTCTCTGCGGCATCTGCCTCGAACAAAATCAGAATGCAGACACCACAATCGTGATGATGCTCTATCCTTTCCAGACCTCCATCACGGACAACGTCGCCCAGTCGAAGGCATCCAGCGCCGCCGCTCTGGTTTCGACTGCCGAGAGCCAGGCTGTATCTGTCGCGGCTGCCGAGAGCACGAATAAGAGCATAGCCGACAGCAAGGCGGCGTCCCTGTCCGCCATTGCCTCGGCCAACCTTTCGACCGGGAACAGCAACGCAGCGTCGCTCGCGGCCGTTGACTCCACGAATAAGAGCATAGCCGACAGCAAGGCTGTCTCGCTCTCGACGCTTGCCAGCATCGCTCAGAGCGCGGCGGTTTCGACCGCAGTCATCGCCAGCGTATCCGCGTCGAAAATCGCATCCATGGGTGGATAAAGTTGAACATAGCCCACTGGACAGAACTTAACGGCTCAGGAATGGGCCGCATGGCGGAGGAGATGGCTATCGCAGAGATTTCCTGCGGCCATAATTCCCACGTCTACAGCCCGTTCCTGCCAGTCGCAGAACTCGCGGCGGCTGCCGATATTCACGTCATCCATCAGCACCTTCCCGACCAATTTCATGGCGGCAGATACAAGAAGGTCTATGTGACTCACGGCACACCCGAGCACGTCTTCCAGTCCGCCGTCGAATTCGGGCTCAATCAGGGGTATGGGGCATCAGACCCGCTCATCATCTCCCAGCACTGGCTGAACGTCGCCGATGCTATCGTCGCCTGGTGGCCGCGCGCCCGGGCAATATGGCAGGATCTGTGCCATAAACCTGTCGATCTTGTCCCCATGGGGATCGATCTGGACTTCTGGAAGCCCGTCGAAAGCCGGGGCAAATACGCAGGAACGCCAAGCGTCCTCACCGCCGAAAACTGTCATTATATCAAATGGCCGCTAGACCTTATGATCATGTGGCCCTGGGTTGCCTTCGAGGTTCCCCTCGCACGGCTCCACATGCATTACCTTCCGAGGGACCAGCATCGGTGGTGGTTCCCGTGGATGCTGCAAAATGGGGCGGCGTTCAAGACCTATGTGAGCGCGAATCCGCTTCCGTGGCCCGACCTCCGCAACGCCTTTTGCTCGACCGACTACTACTGCGGGCTCGTGCGCTATGGCGATTTCAACAGGGTGTGCCTCGAAGCGCGCGCAAGCGGGACGAAGGTGATCTCCTGGGCGGGCAACGAATATGCCGACTTTTGGCTTCACGAAGGCGATCAACGCGAGATGGCAAAAGAACTGACCGCGATCCTGAAGGGCGACGCGATGCCCCGAGACCCGCTCCCCGTTCCATCGCGCAAAGAGATGGCCAAAGCCATGATCGCCATTTACGAGAGGGTGCTGTCATGATGAGGGTCGCACGCAATCGCGCTCAACTCGTATTTGAACCATCGAACATCTACGGAGACGCCAGGCTCGGCAGAAACGTCAAGATCGGCGCTTACTGCGATATAGGCGCAGCGATCATTGGCGACGACGTGTCCATCGGAGCTTTTGCTTTCATCCCCGGCAAAACTCGCATTTGCGAGGGCGCCTGGATCGGTCCGCGCGTCACGTTTACTCACACCTTCCCGCCGGCTAAGCCGGACGAGTGGAAAGAAACTGTGGTCGGCGCCGGCGCCAGGATAGGCGCGAGCGTTACGATACTCTGCGGCCTGCGCATCGGCGCAGGGGCTGTGGTTGGCGCAGGTTCCGTGGTAACGAAAGACATTCCGGCCGGAGAGACGTGGGCCGGTGTACCGGCAAGGCGGATGAGGGGGTAGCATGAAAACCTAATTGAGCCAAAAAAAGCTGAAGGGTCTGATCAACCCGAAAGTTCCGGACGGCGCTGTTGGGAGCCCAACCTCTCTGCACGCCGTCCTTTTTTTGGCCCTGATATATAGACGCATAGATCAAGAAGGAGGGCGCACAGCCATGGAACTCTACGGTAAAAAGATTTTCAATTGGGAAAAATTTCCCACGATCCCGATGGAGAAACGAAAGGACGCAATCGTCCACGCGCTCAATGCGTTTATCAAAGGGATCGAAACATCGAGGGTGCCGAGGCAGGCTCTGACGGGCCCCGATCTGGCGAAGATATCCGGCGCCGATCCGAACCTGGTGCAGGTGCCGCCTGTTGTCCTCGTGATGTCGGACACCATAAAATTCCCGGACCGCGGGTATGAGATGCTTTTCGACGAGGTCGACATGCGGGCAAGCCAGGCCGACGCCTTCGAAATGCTCGATGTGACGGGCGGCGTCACGTTCTACCAGAAGCAGGCGGGCGAGGAAGCGAAGCTTTCTAACATCCCGACAACCGCGAGGAGCTACGTCCACTTACTCAGGTTCATAGGCGGCTACAACCTGCTCGACGACTGGATCAGGTTCAACAAGTATTACCTGATCGACGATCTGGCCGCCGATACGGTCCGGCGCTGGTTCGACCAGAAGGCCGTTATTTTTTACGGTCTTCTCGAGGGATTGTCGAGCGGCATCAATCAGGCTTTCGACACGGACGACGTGACGACGATCAACGACGCCTGCTCCTCGATCCTGGTGAACCTCCAGAATCTCGGTTATCCGATCGACGAGAATTCCGTCTTCACGATCACGTGCAACCCGAAACTGCGCGGCCGGATCTATCGGGCCCTCACCTCCACCTTCCTTTTGCCGAACACGAACAACAACCAGGTCGTCTACAACATCGGCACGGTGATCTCAACGACGAAGATACAGAACAGCTACTACTACGTGTCGCTGCCCGGCGGGAAGAACAAGCGCGGGGAATGGGAAGACCTGAACCTGAGACCTCCGCAGCGGAACGAGTTGATGCTGGGCGCGTCCTACGTCTGGACCGGCGCATACAACGGCATCATCGGCGAGCCGAGCCAGCACGTAAGGTGCGCACTGTCGTAACGGAGGGCGCGTTGATCGATTCAACGGACATTATCGGGCCTACGGGCCTTGGCTTCACGAAGGAGATGTTCGACATCCCAGCGGATGCCGACTTCACGACGTTCGTCTCAGGGGTAATCGCCGAACAGTCTATCCTCC